CGTGCTAGTTTTTCAGCAAGATCAACCTGCATCTTAACCATGTCAACTTCGCTAGGAACACCCTGAGCATCTGAAGTAAGCTTTACTGCATGAGCAGTATCCTTCATAGCGCCAGCTTTCATCTCTTCAATTTCCATCTGAAGCTTCTGAAGCTCAAGCTGCTGAACCAACTGCTGAATCTGCTGCTGTTGAGGATCAGGCTGCATTGTCATAGCAATGGCTTGTTTCATTTGATCACGATTAGCAGCAGAACTGTTTTCAAAGATGGACATAAGAAGCATAGAGTGGGGAGGGGTTCCCGGCTGGGTCATAGACATCAACTGGATAAGCTGCGTCATTTCTAGCTCTTTCGCCATAATTCCCATAGTCGAGTAAGCTTTAAACTTGTAGTCCCCTGCAGGATAACGTTCCGGTGAAAATTGAATGTAGCGCAGTGCCGTCTTTTCAATCATAGGAATAAGGAAGTTTTCCTGAAAATTCATAATGGTGCGCTTCTGTCGCTTAATAGACGCTGCCTGAATCATGGACATTCCAGATGCCGTAGAGTTTCTGGGATTAGAGAAGTTACTATTGGCTCCGTCCATAGCTCCGGTTCCCATTTGAACCATACGCTCTAGCTCTGCACTTTCAGTAAACGTATTCTGTGAAACATTTCCAAAGTTCAGAGGAAACAGTGTAGCTCTTGGGTCGCCATTTGTAAGAATAGTCTTACCGGCTTTAACTTCAAACTTAACTCCCCTTGGAAGACGAGTGGCGTCTACTCCCATCATAGGATGAGTAGTCAAAGCTAGTGCGTCAATCCTTGCACGAAGCTCTGCGTCAAGAGCTTTCTGAGGATTGTAACCCTTTTCTGCTATACCACGACCCCAAAATTTATTAGGAACACGGTCTAGCTGGAAAGAAACGAACGGGCGATCTTTCATAAGGTAAGGGTTTTCTGCTGCCTTAAGAACTACAGAGTCGTTGGCAATGACTACAACAGCTTCTACAAGTTCATCGTCTTCGTAGTCAAATTCTTCGTATGTTTCGTCATTCTTAGAAGTCAAATACTTCTTGGGAACTCGACCCCAGTATTCTACAATCTTAACTTTATCCATATCAGAAAGATCAGCAGAAGATTCGTCATCGTACCCAAAATCTACTTTATCGTAACTGCCGAGAGGTTTATCTTCGTAGACACCTTCCTTAATTCCTTCCATGATTTCATACTTTGGCTTGGTAACGATCTGCGCTACACCCAAAGCATCATCAATAGACGTAACACAAGGATCAATCACAAACTCTTTAGGAGTAAGGGAGTCTACTTTTACAGCAGTGATTACTGTTTCAACAGTTGATACCTCTGTAGTAAGCGTATTGGGAACAGGAGCTTCAAAAGGAACTCTTTCAATTTCATCTACTACGTTTATTTTGGCAATGCCAGTACCGTAAATAGCAGCATTTAGAAGACATTCAACAATAGCGTCCTTGCATTTGTTTTTTTCAAGGTCTTCCTGAAGAAGGATTTTAACTACTGTAGCGTCTGTGGGGTTTTGATCAAGAACGTCATCTCTCAAATCAAACCACTGATCCCTTCCAAAGATAGCTTCTTCCAGTTCAGAGACAGTAGACTCAATAGCTTGCTGAGTAGCAGGAGAAATCAATTTAGACTTTTCAGAGTCACGCATCTTGTCTTCATATGACCACACGCCACGCCAAATACGGTAGTATTCGTCCCACTTGTCCATATAGTTAAGATTACGGTGGTCTTCCCACTCTTCAACCTTATCCATAATCCACGTAGCTAGGGATGCTTGGGGGTCTTTATACGACAGTTCATCCATAAATTAATATCCCGATACAGTATCTAGTGGTTCCCATTCTTCGATTTCTATTGACTGTGCAAAGTCCGCAACTGAGACTTGATCTATGTAGGCCAGAGAATCCAAAAGGTCATCATGGGATAGAGAACTTGGAAAGTCTAGCATTTGAGAAATAAAGTCATGGTTCCAGTTAGCTTTTCTAAATTTAATCTTACCGTGTTCCATCCTGCCTTGCAAAGCCCAGACTATTCTGTCTTGTTTTCTTTTGCCGCCGTGAGTTACATCGGTAATGTTAATCCATTTACTTCTAGTACGCATCTCATCTTCGATGTAAGGCATTACTGCGTTTTTCAGCGCACCTGCTTCAATACCTACGGTGCTTGCTTTAACATCAGAAGCTATATCAATAATCTTTGTAGCAGTTTCTTTTACACCCCACCTACCGTGGTGGATATCTTTTACTAGCCACTCGTCACCAACGATTTTAACCACTGATATAGCTGTTTCATCCAGCTTTGAACTTTTAATACCACGGCCTTTGTCAGCTTTTTCGTAACCTGCAGGGTCCACCGACACCACATAATGGCCTTTTGAATCATCGTCGAAGACATCATCTTCAGCATACGTTACCCACTCCTCTTTAAATACACCACCAGAAAAACTTTCGAAAGTTGCTTCAAACTCTTGTCGAAATGCCTGAGTAGACATTGATTTTTTAGCTGCTTCAATTTCTTCTGGATCAAGGAATGGATTATCAGTAGAGTTGAATTGAAACGAATCCCAGTTATCTTCATTTTCTGGTAGCTGTGCATCCTGCCACAGTTGAAAGAAGTGGTTCTTACCTGCGGGTGTTCCTATGAACAACGCGCCGCCTTTGACATCTGCCAAGGTAGGCCTGAGAATCATCTCCCATACCTCTGGTTTCATAGAGGCATACTCATCCATTACAACATACGCTAGGCCCACACCTCGTAATGTATCTGGCCTGTCTGATCCCTTCAGGTAAATTTTCCTGTCGTTGACCAAAGTAAGTGTGGCAGTATTCTCATGCGCTGCTTTAATTACATCCTGACCTACATCCTTAAGAATACTCCAAAGAATATCTTTGGCTTGTTGAAACGTAGGTGCAACGTAGAAGACATCCTTTGCTGGGCTTTGTAGTGCCTTGATGATTAGAACCCAAGCAGCTAAGTAACTCTTACCAAAACGTCTTCCGCAACTTGCTACTTTAAAACGTTTCTCTGACTTAAAGATTTCCATCTGTGCATCATGGAGTGATACATTAAGATCAGTCATTCTTTTTTTCTTCTACGTATTCAGCTTCGATTGTCTTAAATTCTTTTTCTTCTTGTCTTTCTACTGCTTTAACACTGTCAATAATGATATTTATTCCTAAATCTTTGTGTTCTGTTGTAATCTCTACAGCTTTTGTAGTAGGAATAATTCTATCCATGCACATCTTAAGGCAGTGCCTGTCGCCTTCTAATGCTAACTCAATAACCTTGTTTACAATCTCTGGTCCTTTGGAGGACATAAGTTCTCTTGAGAGCTTTGTAAATTTATTAAGAGAACCTTTCGGCCTTCCTTCTGGATTCAGGGGTTTCATTCCTTTACGGAAATTAGGATTGCCTCTTTTCTTCTTTACTTCTGTATCTGACATTCATTACCCCTGACTTTGCCCTACTACGTAGGAAGTCTACCATTTTTTACAACTCCAGTACCTAGCACTAAGTTTATCTGGAGGACTTGTGTCGCACTTATGCCTTGCACGAAAGCTTTTGCGTCGGTTAGGTTGATCTTTTTTAATTGTCATGTTTGGATCACCGAACCTAATTAGCTTCACAGTGTCACCTTTCTTAGCTGCAACTGCAAACTTTTTAGATTTTCCCGGAGTTCTCTTTGGTTTATTGTAACCTGAGAACTTTTCGCCACGATAAGTTATCATTTGTTTTTCTTAGGCTTCTTTTTCGTAGTTTTCTTAGTAGGTTTCTTCTTACCGTAACCGTACATGACGACCTCCTTTAAAAGACAAACTCCAAAACCTAGTGGTTTTGCTTACTTAAGAAGTCTTAAGATGTTACTATGTTATTAATTTTAATAAACTACTTAATGAATAACCT